CTGAACCGTCCCCAGCCAGGGCGACATCATGCCGACCACGACCAGGCCAAGGCCGATCGCCAGGATGATCACGCAGCCACCGAGGTAAAAGATGATGTCGGACGCAACGGAAGCCGGCCACGGGTGAAACGTCAGCAAGCAGGCAAAGATGATGATGAGCAGGCAAAGCCCGATCGCCACGCCCGCCAGCGTCCATTCCGACAGCGGCGTCGGGCGCGTGGTCTGCTGCGGCGCCGGCATCACTGCCCCCCCATGATCGATTGCAGGACCGGCACGATATCGGTCGCGATCGGACCGAAGGGCCGCAGGCTCGGGTGGCTGACCTGCCAGACGGGGCAGCGCATGTCGGCCGGCCACACGCCGTCGAAAAACAGCGCCGCCTCGCGCGCGCGGCGCCCGGTCAGTTTGCCGCCGCCGAGATAGTTGCCGGTCAGGTCGGCGCGCGCAGCGGAAGCCTTCCCGGCAATCCAGTGCTGCACCCAGTCGGCGCGGCCGATCGCATCGGTGTTCCATTCGAACGACAGCGCCGCGGCGAGCTGCGCGTCGTTGAGCGCGTGCCCGGCAAACACGCGGTTGATCTGTGGCAGATACCCGGCCTGCAGGCGCGCGATGCTGGCGCGCAGGCAGACCTCGATCGGCGCAGGGCGGTTGAGGTATTGCCGCACGTTGATGCCCGCCGCACTGGTCAGGCCGATCGCCCAGGTTAGGTTCGGCGGGTTGTCGCTGTCATTGTACGCCTCGAGTGCGCAGCCTTCTTCGTGCGCGACATAGGCCACGCTTCGCACAGTCAGTTGCATGGGATGCCTCAGTGGTGTGGCGGGGTCAGTGCGCCGCTGAACAGCGCGCCGAGAATGGTGCCGATGCCAAGCAACAGCGCGACGATCCATTTGAGCGCGCCGATGATGCCGCGCATTTCGGCGTTCTGCTTGATCAGGATCTCGATCTTGTCATCGAGCTTGCGGATCTGATCGCCGAGCGAGTCTTCCACCTGGTCGACGTCGCTATCGACGCGGTCGATATCGCGCTGTTGCGCGTTCATGCGTTCGAACGCCGCCGCGATCATCGCGCCGTGGTCGTTGGGATCGGGCATGGCAGTCTCGGGGAATGGAGGGATTATTGCGCCAGGCGCACGGCCAGGCTGCCTGCGGTCAGTTGGACCTGCAGGTATTCGGTCGCGGCGGCATCGGTTTCGGTCCAGATGCGCTCGTTGGCCACGACGCCCGCGAACGGGCCGCCTAGGCCGATCTGGTAATCAGCGGCAGGTGCGCCGCCCTGCGTGATCGGCAGCTTTGTGGTGCCGCCATCGGTCGAGCGCAGCAGCTGCGCGGTGCCGCTGGCGCCCGTGGCGACGAGCGTCAGGATGATCGGGCGCGCGAGCTGGGGCGCGAAGGGCCCGAGCATATGCAAGGCGGTGTCGTTGATCGTCGCGATCAGCGGCGTCGATGTCGCTGCGACGGCCATACTTGCTTCCTCCAAAGTCCAGACGGACATCATGTATTGGGTGGCCGACGCGATCGATGCGTCGGGGATCAGGCCGGCCGCAAACAGCTGCTGCGGCCAGGTCGCGCCGGGCGTGCCCAGCGCCGCGGCCGGGGCTGGGCCGGGCGGTACCAGCCAGCGCACTTGAACGTCGGTCATGATGTCGCCTGTACCAGTTTGATGAACAGCGGATGCGTCTTGACCACCAGGCCGCTGGCCAGCGTGATCACGGCGTTCGAGACATAGATGCCCACCGGCAGGCTGGCGCAGGTTGCCGGATCGATCGTCAGATCCCACCCGGGCCCGACATCGGCCGTTGCATTGCGCACCGCCGGACTGAACGTCGCGATCGTGGCCGCGGACGCTGCCGGCACCACCCAGCCATCGACCGTTTCGACGGCGGCCTTCAGCGCTCCGGTGCAAGTCGCACCGATCAGCAGATCATTGGTCGCGCCCCGGCATTCGATCCCGATCAGGATCGTGGCGCCGACGGCGAATTCACAGTTGGCCATGTCGCCCTCAGTGGCCGAGCAGCAGATAGGCGATCGAGCAGGCATGATAGCCGCTGTCGGTGCCGATCGCCGCCGTGGGGATCGTTGTCGAGGTGGCGCCTGCGAGATTGAACTGCGGCGAATAGATCGCCGGGGTTGATCCCATCTGCGTCCCGAACGGCAGCAGCAGTGCGGTCGGAAACGCGGTGAAGCTGAGATTGGTAAAGCCGCTGCTGCTGGTCGTGAAGAGACCCCATTTCAGCACCAGGCCGCCGATCGTGATGCCGCCCGGCACGGCGAGCGTCGCGGACAGGCCGGCCAGCGGCAGAAACAGCGCGCCGAGCGCCGTCAGCAGCTGGTTGGTTGCCGTCTTGCTTTCGGCGATGCCGGCCGCCGCCAGCACCGACATGATCTCTTCCTGGACCAGGTTGAGAAAGTCGGCCGAAATCGTGGTTGGCGGAACGCCGGTGGTCGGGTTGCCATTGGTGAAGTACCCGGGCGTGCCCGCAGCGCCAGGCGCCGGCAGGCTGGCGGCCGCGGTGGCTGTGTCGATCCTGAACATCGATATTTCCTAGATTGCGAAAACGGCGGTTTCCGCCGGGGCCATCGTCTGCAGCTGTGCGATCAGGACCGACGTCGACAGGCCGCTGGTGTTGGCGACGACGTGCACGCCCCACGAAAAGCACCAGTCGTCATCGTAAACGATGCCATTCGCGACCGCGACGCCCGCGCGAAACGGCGCATAAGTCGTGATGGTGATCGTGAAACCGAGCGCGGCGGCAAAGGCGATGAAATAGGGCTGGCTCTGGCCGCCGGTCCCGACGAACCGCGACAGCACTTGCGCGCCCCGCTGAAGGTTTGTCAGCCCGGCAATCGAATTGGTCAGCCCGAGCGTTTCTTCCCATTCGGGCAGCAGATCGGTGTTCGCGCCCGGCAGGCTGTTGTCGAGCAGGTTTTCGGCCGACGCATCGACCCCGGCCCACAGCACGGCCAGCCCGGCCAGCGCGGCGGCCTGGTTCGTGCCCGGCTCGCTGCCCACCCACGCCTTGCCGCGCGGCATCAGCGCGACGGTCGCGCCCGTGTAATCGGATGTGGTGCGCGCCATCAGATATATGTGATCGTGCCGGCCACGGCCAGCGCGCCCGCATTGGAGACGATGTTGCCCGCGCTGCCGGGCGTCACGGTGCCCGCCGATGCGCTGATCAGGGTAATCACAAAACCGGCTGCGCCGGCGACGGCCGCGATCGCCGCCTCGATCGTGCCGACATCGGTCGTGCCGCCGGGCGCTGCATCGCTGAGCAGCGCGCCGGCGAACGCCGCCGCGATATTGGTCTTGACCGTGCCCGATGCGCCGCTGATGCCCGCGATCGTCATGGTGACCGTGTTCGGCGTGGGCGCGAGCGCATAGACGCGCGGGCAGACCGGCTGCACCGTCCAGAGGTAATTGGCCACGACGAGCTGATCGCCGGTCGCGGCCACATCGCGCGTGTCGGCCGCAGCCAGGCCGTTCGACCCCTGCGGAAACCCGCCATAGGCCGCCTCGACCACGTCCATCATGAAATAGACCTGCACCGTGCCGGGGCCATATCCGCGCGGCACGCACCAGGCGCGGGTCACCCCCGGCACCTGCCCCGCCCAGTTGACATAATCGGCCACCGCGCCGCCCTGCAGCTGCGCCTGATAGGCCTGCAGCATGCGGCTTTTGAAATCGTCCTGCGTCTCGATGTCGGCGCCGCCGGCGATCGCGGCCGCCACCGCGCCCTGGGGCGTGATGCCGCTGATCCCGATCGACAGGAACATCATCGTGCCGGCCACGGTGTTGCCCGCCGCGCCGGGCATGACGGCCGTTACGGGCACGGTGATAAGGCCGCCGCCGGTCGTACCCGCCCCGGTGGTCACATAGGCCGCGCCGTCGCTGCGCGTGATGCCGGTGCCGGTGGCGATCGCGCCGCTTGTCCAGGGAAACGCAACCGTTCCCGACGCGACCGCCGCATCCTTGATATAGACCTGGCGCAGGGCCGCCCACCCGGCCAGGTATTCATCGGTCGCGGTAAACGGCACGCTCTGCTGCGCGATGTAGTCCTGATAGCCATAGAGGCCGTCTGCCAGCCCCGCCTGGACGTCGCCGGTGATGCCCAGGTTTGAATAGCGCAGCAGCGTGTCGACGCCGGGCAAAGCCGCCGCGATCGCCCGCGATGCCGACAGGCGCAGCGCGGCGATGTTGGGACGCGGAAACGGCATTACGGGCTATCCCACAAGTTTGCGAATTGCAGCGCGAGCTGCGACCCGTTGCCGCGATGCACGGTCACGGTCAGCATCATCTGTCCGGCGCCGAAATAGGCGGCTGCGGTGTCGATCGACGTCGCCACGCCATCATCGATCATCCATTGCAGGGCCTCGGCCGCGGCCTGCTGCACCTGCCCCGGCAGATCGGGCGTCGCCTTGCCGCGATCGGCATAAAGCCAGATCCGCGACCCGATCGGCCCACCCCACCACCCGCGCGGGTCGCTCGTGTTGTCGGGGATCGTATCGTCGGGCCCGGCCTGCGCATCGGTAAACAGGCTGATGATGACCGCCGTGGCCAGGTCGTTGCCGAAACTGAGCTGGTTGGTCGGATCGGCCGCGTCGTTGCCGGGCAGAAACACCCAGTCGGCATGACCAGTGGCAAAATTCCACCCGGTCTGGATATCGGTCATGGGCCAAAATCACTCACAAAGTCGTCGTCGCGTGGCCCGAATTGCCTGTGCCGGTGCTGACGCCCGAATGGTCATGGCTGTTGGCAAAGCTGCGGATCGCGCTCATCGTCAGCGCACTGCTGGTGTTGAGCCCGGTAATCTCGCCATCGACCACCAGGTCGCCCTTGATATTCACGCCGCTGGTATTCTGAATCACGTACGGCAGGCCCGCGCAGTCGATCGTCAGGCCCGCCGCGGTCAGTTTGATGATCGCCCCACGCGCATCGTATTGCGCTGAATCGCCCGGCTGCAGCCCTGTCGGGCGGCTCGGCCGGTGGTTGGTGCCGATCACGATCGTCAGCCCTCGCTCGCCGCCGCGCCGCAAGGTCAGCGTCTCGGAATCGAGTGGCGGCACGCTGGTAAACCCGAACTGGAAAAAGCGCAGAACCTTGTCGAGCACGCGGTCGGCAAAGCCGCTGCCGCTGGCGCGTTCGGTGATCTGCAGCGTCTGCACCGGGCCGGTGTCATCCGCGCCGGTCACGCTGCCCGCACCGACAAGGTTGGCCAATATCTGATTCATGTCGTGAGTGCCTTTGTGTTGACCGGCGTCAGTACGATCGGCTCGGGCTGGAATGCCGCCGGCGTCATTGCAACAATCTCGGCCGTCGTGCCGTTGTCATCGTCGCGTTTGAAGGTGACTTCGGAAATAATCAGCGCGCCGACTTGTGCGGACACACAGCCAGGCACATCGATCGAAACCAGCGTATTGGGCAGCCACAGCGTGCCGCCGCTGTCGCGCCAGCTGTCAACCGTGGCGCGCACCACGAACGATCGCCCGGCCCTGCGCGCCGCCTCCCAGTTCGCACGGCTCTCGGTGAAATCCTGCGCGTTGGCGGCGACCGCCTCCATGATCAGGTGCATCACGCGGTGGCGCGTTACGTTGGGATCGGTCGCGCCGAAAAAGAAGTCGCTGCCGGCGCCCAGCGCGCCATAGCTGTCGAGCGCGAGAAAGCACCCGACATAGTCCGAATAGCGCTGGTCCATCGACTGCTGGACGCTGCACGCTTCGACATTCTGGCCATAGACGATGCCGCTGGCGGCCGTGGCCGTGCCGACTTCCGCCAGAACGAGCTGGCCGCGCGCATTTTCATAGGCGAGCAGCCCGGCGTTGCGGGCGACGCGCTGGATGATATCGGCGCCCGTCTCGCCATAATTGAGCGCCCACGACACTACGTCCGGGCCCGGGCTGGCACCGTTGTCCATGATGACGTCAATGCCGTAAGCCGATGCCAGGTTTGTCGAGATCGTGAGCGCGTTGCCGCCGATCAGCTCGGCCGAAGGCCATTCGGCTGCGCAGTCGACCAGGTCCTGTGTCAATCCGCGCCCGGCGATCGTGATTTCGTGGGCATCGGGCGTAACCGATTCCACCACCCGATCGACCCACCCGGTGATGACCGTGTCGTTGCCCAGCTTCACCACGCAATCGTCACCGGGCGCTACGGGTGCCTGGCCGCTTGTGCTGGCCGATGCCTTCACTTCAAAGCTGTTGGGAAACCCCTCAAGGCGCAGCGTGACCGTGACCTGCTTCCACACGGCGATGACGGCGCCCCCGACCAGCAGCGTCAGATCGTCCGGAGCCTTCGGTGTGCCGCTGACGACAATCTGACCGCCAGTGGCGGAGGTCGACGGCGTGCTCGTGCTGGACATCGCAGTCACGAGGCCAGCGCCTGGAATGAAGTTGGAAAGAATAGCGGATTGATCGGGGCGGCCTGTGCGACGAGCTGGTCGGCGCGCGTCGGATCACCATAGAGCGATTGCGCCAGTGCGAGCGCCGGCAGTGGTGCGGCACGGTCAAAGGTCGTCACCTGGGCAAGTGTGGCGCCACGCGTGCGCAGATCTGTTGCCACCGTGCCCCTGCAGGCCGCCAGCGTGTTGTAACTGTCATCGTCGCCCATCGCCGAGGCGGTCAGCGACAGCGCATCGAGCACCGGGCAGATCTGCGCGATGCGCGCGGCGGCGTCGTTGGCGCTGGCGGGCTGATAGTTCGCCGATGCCTGGCAAAGCGCCGCAGCTGCTGCGCGCAGCACCAGTTGCGACGCGACATAGACGGTCTGGGTCTGCAATCCGTCGATTGTCGCGGCCATCAGTTGCAACAGCAGCCGGATCGCATCGGCCGGATCCGCACAACTGGCGACGAGCGCGGCCATCAACGCGCTTGCAGCGGGCTGCAGGTCGACCGGATTGGCGAGGTCGGTATTGGTTGCGGCGGCTTCGAACGCGCTCGCCGCCTCCGCCACGGCAACCCGTTGCGTCGATGCCGCCGATATCAGATCGTCAACCGTCGTGCTGGCCGCATAGACGCTGGCATTGATGCCGGTCAGTCCGGCATTGCCGCCCGCCGCAAAGCGCCCGTAATTGCCGGGCAGCACCGCCGTCAGCCGCAACAGCGACGTGGCATCCCGTGCCAGCACGATCGCCTTGCCAGCCCACCCGGCGATCGTCGCCACCAGATCGGCACGCACCCCGGCCAGCCCGAGGATGCCCGTTCCCATGCCGAGCAGCGACAGGGCCGATATCGACTGGCCGCTGGCCAGTTTGCCGATCACATTGACCGCGTCGGACAGCAGCGCGGTCTGCAATTTCGAGGCCGCACTCGCACTGCCCGACTTGGTCGTGGTGACCGTCGGAAAGGTCTGTGTCCCGGCATCGGTGAATTCGAGCTCGACCTCGGAATAGCGCGAAGCATCGAGCGCCTCCGAGATGTTCCAGCGATCGAGCACGACCGTCAGGTTGCCCAGCGTCGGGTGCGCGAGCGTCCCCGATCCCTTCTGCAAACACGCCTTGAGCAGCTGCGACCGCTGCATGGCGATCGCCGCGCCGCCAAGCTTGATGTCGCCATCGAGGACAAAACCGCGCAGGCGATAGACGCCGAGATCGGCACCCATCGGTTCGGGCCACCCGCCATCCTTGCCGGGATAGCGGTGCTTGGCCAGACGCTGCGTGCCGCCGCCCGAGCTCGACAGCACGGCGAATTGCACACCGCGCCAGGACGCGGGCTGCACCTTGTTCGGATTTACCGCCGGTTTTCCCACGCCAGCGATCTGCCCTTGCGCGATGCTCGCAAGGTCAGGGATCAATGACATGGGGGTTTCCCGAGTTTTGAAAGACTAGATCGCCGTGCGATCAGTGCACGATGCCGTAGCTGACGGCGCCGCCGGGGCTGTGCACCATGGCGGCCGTGCCAGGCGGCGCGTTCTTGAATTCGACCACGACTTTGTGGACGTAATCGCGGGTTTCCTTGAACGGGATATGCCCGGCAAAAGCCGCGTCGGTGGTGCGCCCTGTTCGGGGATCACCGAACTGCCGAATCCACTTGTCGACATTGCCTTCACCCGCGTTGTACGCGGCGGCCATCAGCGTTTCGTCGCCTTTGTACTTTTTGGCGAGCTGATCGTCGTAGTAATCGCCCAGCAGGCGCTGATAGGTTTCGTCGTTCTGGTACCGGCCCTCGTCAAAGGGCTGGCCCATCGAGGAGGCAATTCGGCGCGCCATGTCAGGCATCAACTGCCGCACGCCGTGCGCGCCCTTTGGGCTGGTCTGGTCCTGACGAGAGTTTTCAGCACGCTCGATACGCGCGTCAAAACTGTTGTCGCCTGTGGCTGGCGACCCGTAATTTCGGCCGGTGTAGAGATAACCCATGGTCGCGGCGAACGAGCGCACTGCCTTGTCGAAGTCGCTCGATCCCTGCTGCATGCCCTGCCCGGCGTCGCGCATGGTTTTGGCCGCGTTGCCAATTGTATCGGCGACGCCATGCGCGGCTTTGTCGCCCTCGATCGCAAGGTTGCGCCCGGCCCATGCTTTGGCCTGGTCCGCCTTCTGGCCGATTTTCACGATATCGCTGCGGACATGCTGTGCCGACTTGATATTGTCGCCGGTCTCGAACGGCGCATTTTTCTGCGCGTCGGCCATTTCGGCGGTCAGGGCCTTGCCGCCCATGCTCAGCAGCGGGATCAACGCCGGCGAGATGCCCAGTTGCGATGCCATCAGGCGCTTGCCAGCGCTGGTCTGTCGGGCGAATTTGTCGGCGATCACCGGCAGCATCGCATCGGTGTTGACGGTGCCGTCTTTTTTGAGGTTGAGCTTGATACCGAGCCGCGACAGCACCGCCATCGCCCCCGGGTTGTTGCCATACCGTGCGTCATTGAGCGTTTGCGACAGGCCGCCCAGGCCACCGGCTGCGGCGCCCGGATCGATATCCATGCGCGCGGCCGCGTTGGTGAAGTTCTGCAGTGTCTTGGTCGACACGCCGATCGTATCGGCAGTGCGCCCGATCGCCGCCGCGCCTTTGGCCCAATCGTTGGCCAGGCTGAATGCGGCATAGCCCGCGGCCGCAACGACCGCGATCGTGCCCGCCGCTGCGACACCGACCATGCCCATCGCGCGCGCCAGGCCGCCGCCTTCGCTGGCTGCGCTGCCCAGTGCGTCACCCATGATCGAGGCGGCGTTGCCGACACCCTGCATTCGGCCTGCGATGCCGGCGGTCAGCGAGGATCCGCCAAAGGCGCGCGCGCTGGCCTGCTCGATCTTGGAAAAGCTGCCGACGATCCGCGATGTGCTGCGGCGGAACGATGCATCGCGCGACTGGTCCGATTTTTCGAACTTGCTGCGCGTGCGCTTCGCCATCTGGTCGAGGCGGTTTTCAGCGGCCTTGATACCGCTCTTGGTCTGATCGTCCGCCGTGATGCCAATGCCGACTTTGGCGATTTCATCGCTCATGCGCGGCATCCCACCATGCGTTCAGGACCGACCATGGCCGGGTTGCGACCTCGTCGGGGAATTTGCCGAACATGCGGCCCAATGCGACCAGGCGTGACCGCCAGTCCGCCGGCCTTATTCGAAAAAATGGTCGATGAACTTTCGCGCGCGCATCAGGTCGCCGCCGCCGATCTTGATGACGGCGGGCTCGGGGACGCCTGCGACCAGCGCGATCAGCGCGATATCGAGCGCCCAGCCCTTTTTCCCATCGACCGCGATCATCTCCGCCCCTGTCGGTTCGCGCAGGCGCAGTTCCGAATAGGACAGATCGCCCAGCGTGACCGGATTTTTGAGTGTGATGGTCAGCTCGGTCGTGACCTCGACCTGATCCTCGCCAGCCATCTCAGTTCTCCGTCACACTGGCGGCCGAAAACTTGATGTCGAAAGTCCCGTCCTCGGTGTTGACCTCGGCCGGGTCGCCATCGCGCCAGGCGTTGGTGGCGATGATCGTCTTGCCGTTGATCAGCGTGGCAACGACGGTCACGCCGTTGGCGGCATTGAGCGTGCCCATCGATACCGCGCCGCTGTCGCGGCCGTGGAAACTGATCCAGCCTTCCTTCGGCATTTCCTTGTAGCCGTGAACGCCGTCCTGCCCCTTGAGGGTTTCGCGTTCGGTGCTGCTGACCAGATAGTTGCACGATCCCGACACGGCATACGCCACGCCGTCGATCGTGAGCGTGAGGGTTCCAGCAAGTGCTGACATGATGAGGGGTCCTTACTGGAGGCGGAACTGGATCAGCGTGGCGAAGACGCGCAGCTGATCGATGAGGATGCCGGGCCACAGCACGTTGACGCGGTTGGG